GCAATCTTCCCTTTAACCTCATCATCTAGTTCAATGTCTTTTAACGCTTCCATTTTTGCTCACCTCTAGTTTGCAATTTACGGCTCTGCCGTTTAAATGCCTAAGTCCTCAAAGACTATAGGCTCCAGCTTCCTAAGTTGGTCGAGTGTCAACGTTGCCCCTTGTGCATCCACAAAGCGCCCTATTGATATTCGCCCCTCTCGGAACAGTTTAGCTCTCGTTACCCCTAGCACTTCCGTTTGAAACGCCCTAGATTGCCTTCTGAGCCACGTTTCGTATGGGGTGCTGCTACTTACCTGTTTAACCCCAGCATCGCTTACGGCTGGCCTACGTGCGTCTATGTCGAGACCCAAATCGAACTCATCTTTAAGTATTGGAGCGATGGTGCTTCGGCAGTTGAAGTGCGCGGGCGGTTTTGGGCTGTCGTTGCTCTCTTTGAATACTTGTTGATCCCTGCTTGCACAAATCAAAGAGGTGCGGCTATCTAGCGTGGCAATCCACTTATAACTATCGGTTATATCAGAGTTCTCTCTCATAACCACTTCTCGCGCTTGAATGCTCACATAGTTGGTTATCGTTCTAGCCAGAGTTGCAGCTTGTCTTTGTTGGAGTTTAGTTAAGTCCTTGATATTCTTAGTAATTTCCTGGGAAGTCTGCCCCAAGGTCACGCCATCTCTCACCGTTTGGATAATCTGTCTTGACTTACGCTTAGAGTATTCTTGCAAGGCTTCGTTGACTGTGTAGGATTTGGTCGGCTCCAAGGGCATTCGTCTGAGCAGCATGGCGGCTTGCAGCACCCCGAGTGCGGGTGTGACTACTTCGGCATCGACGTTGAAATCAAGAAGATTGACGTTAAAGTCAGACTGATAGCCGACAAACTCCAGCATTTCATCAACGACCGATTGCTCGTATTCTTTGGAGCGGGTTTCGATATCTGCAACCACCTCGGCAATGATCTGATCCAGTCTCGCAGCGGAAACAGACGTTATATCAGCCCCCAGACGCTCTGTAACGGCCTGTATGAGCTTTTCCACATACTCATCGGCCAAACGCTCACGCCCCTGCGAATACCGCATAACGAAGATCTGGTGCCTTGTGATAGCGTCTTCGATTTTATCGTTAGTTGACATTGATTAGCCGAGTGGAGCCAGTTCGCCAAGCTCTTGCTTAACATCTTCGAGTTGTCGATCAGCTTCGATGATGCCGCCCGCCTTCAGTCTTGAGAATATGTCCTGATCGCTGATGATTTGTCGATCAAGAAGCGTGACCATAGACATCAGCAACTGCGGATCGACCGTCTTGTCGTAGAACTCTCGATTGATCTCAAACTCTGCTGCTTCACCTACGCCCATGAACTCACCAGCCCAAACTAGGGATTGCTCGATAGCTTGGCTTAGGTTGTGGACAATATCCCCTAATACTGAGTTTTCACTGGCGAATCGGATTCGAGCGCCCTCTGCTGTCTCATTCCCGCCTCTGTCGGTCACAATACGTGCACCGATCGCTATCATGGCGTTCTCTTTGGCCTTCATTGCCTCCAATACAAGATTGTTGGGGTCTGCTTGCACCAATGTCGCCCCGCCTGACTCACCCAAGACATGCCCCGCCCTTGATCCTAGCTTGATGCCTTCAGGGTTGTACTCAAACCACTGCTCCATGCTGAGGCTATGGGTGATAAATAGGGTAGGTTGACCTGTTAAGAAGCAAGATTCCTCATAATCTGCTGAGTTGCGGTAGTGTGCGATATTCACGTCTGCAATATCTGACAATGGCGCGTCGTCGATGGTCGCGTCGTTGTTTTTGGAGCCTACAAAAATGCCCGGAATAACGTCCCAAGTGCTGCCGTCTGCTCTTTTTGGATAGAACTCGTCGGTATATGGTACGCCGTCCCTGTAGAGTTGTTGTGTATAGCCGTCCTCGCGCAGCCTTAGCACCCGATACTGTGTATCAGTGTCATGCGAGAACTCGTCGCCACCGTCCTTATATTCCTCTGCAATGACACAAAGGGTCAAGAGCTTGCGACCTCGCACCGCCTCAGTTCGCCAGTTAATGACCTGTTCGGCAGCATAAGGGATGATCGAGGCTCTTAGGTCTAATATCGCCACATCCTCAGCGCTTAACCCGTCCTCTGTTTGGGGATAGTCAACCAGCAAGAAAGACCGGCCCGTCTCTAGTAGGTTGGACAGCTCATCCTTAGCCATCTGTACCAATCCCAAACCGTCGCCCGTGGCATCATCGACTAAATATTCAAGTCCAGTCGGCAGTTCAAGCATTGGCATTTTTCGGAAAGCAGCTCCGACTAGGGCATTCTTAGTCCGTCCAGTAAAATTGGTGAACAGCGCCCGCTTGAGATATTGCCGGTATCTCATGGACTCTGTGCCGACCCTCTCGTCGTTTGATTCGGCATCGGGCACTGGAAGGTAGATATGCCGCTTTTCCTTAACCGCGACCGATCCCTTTACAGCGTCTCGGGTTTTCTCCCAGACGGGGAGATACATTTCGTAAGTTGGGTTTTTCGTTTCAACTGTCATTTTGGCCTCTGTCTTTAGGTGGCAAACGCAAAGCGAACATTTGCGACGGGTTTCATGATTGGCATCTCATAGGCGATTGGGTAGGTGGTCGCATCGTTTTGATGATCTACCCCACTAGACTTGTCCGGTTCGCCGTTTTTGTACACTTGTTGCTCTAACGATTCGGCGGTGACTTTGCATGCCTGAGCGTTAATCTTAACCCTTCCCTGATCGAGCGCCCTATTCATAGACGCGACCCTATCCTTTACCGCTGGATTCGTTTTCTTCGCCCTGACCGTAAACCCCGCTTGCTCAAGTAGCGCGATGTCAGATAGCGAAGCGTTGACCGTCTTTCTACTTCCCCCCGATGCGTCTGGGTAGATGTAGATCGGATGATGCGGATATCGGTCGTTGATGATTCGCACCATCTCGGGCGTATCGTACATATTCACCAGCTCGTCAACCGCATGCCATTCGCGCCCGCCTTGGCGTTGTACGTACACCGTGGCGGCTTGTTTCGTGACGTTGAAGTCGCAACCAATGTACAAGGGTTCGGCGTCTCGAATCGTCTCATTTGAGCCGCAACCGTGGCGGTCATAGCTCGCATATACTGTGCCGCTCGTAAGGTTGACAAACTGACCATCTAGGTAAGCGCTCAGTAGGTGCTCTGGGTAGATCGCTTTGAGGCTGTCAACATAACCCTCGGGCACATGCGGATTGCTCTCTGTGGGCGCTTGAATGATCTCATAGCCCGGCTTCGGGTCTTTCTTCCAAGTCTGATAGACAAACCTAAACCCCTCGGGCGTGGTTGTTACCCCAACCGTATTGGGCGCTCCGTCTTTCTTCTTCTGCCGGTTTCTAGCGACGATCTGTCGCCAAGCATGGGCCGCTTCTTCTGGCTTCATGGTGTCCAGCTCGTCAACGTCCGCGTCGGCGTGTTCATACCCTACAATCCGGTGAGGCGCATCCATAGACCGGAAAAAGACCGCGCCCATCCCGTTTACTTCGAGATAGTTCAACGGCGACTTGTAGAGTCGATAAGGTATATCCAGCTCGGTCAAAATTTCTTCGAATCGTGGAAAGGCAATCATTCGGATCAGGTCATAGGTCGGAGCGTAGAAACCTCGGTTTGTTGTTGGGTTCCTTAATTTACCAATGATAGACCGATGTATTGCGGCCTCTGTCTTACCGGCACCGAATCCCGCCACCATTGCGGGAAATTGGGCGCCGCTTGTGATGTAGTCGAATTGGGGCTTGGTTGGGCTAATCGTCGAAGGCATAAGGGTTGACGATCTCGATAGATATGGGCTTGTGCTCTTGGATGGTGTCGATCTGATCCCGTTGCCCTAATAGCTGCTTACCAAGCCAGATCGCCATCGTAGCATTCCCGCCTTCCATGATCTGGAATTGCTGCCGCCTGACTGACAGCATGCCATCTGCCCGACCGCTTTCTATGATCTCAGCAAATTCCTCATCCTCTGCCGCCCTTCGCTCAATGGTTCGCTTGTTGCAACCAAAGAACGCCGCAACCTCTGCCATCGTGCAATTCAAGGCCATTAGCTTGCGGAGTTCGTCGAGGTCTATCTCTGTTCTGGGTCGCCCTGCCATCTCATCACCTCTTGGGTTTCTTCATCGGCTTGCGTTTCTTGTCGCTTGTTTTCTTGACCTTCTGACCTTGCTTTTTTAAGTCTTTGTAAGGCATAAAAGGGAGTTCCTTTGTTTTTGTTGGGCCATTGCCCCCTTTTCCGTTGTTTGGGCCACACTTACCATTTTTCCCGGTTTGACCAATACGACCCCGAGAGCTTGCCTTTGGCTATCCCTTTGGCGTGTCGAGCCTTAAATGATGCCCGCCTTGCCGCATCTGCTTTGCTTTCGCCCTTCCTTGCCGGGCTTCCGCTTACACCTTGTTGACCGAATCGGATCAGCTTTACGGTGCTGCCATCCTTCGCCAGTACGACGTGAGACTTGCTCGGATGCTTTGGGGTTCGCTTTGGCTTGTTGTAGCCTTCGAGGTTGTACCGTTCAAGCCTTGGATCTTTCGCCATGTTCGGGCCTTTTTATAGTTGCGACAAAATCACGAGTAAGACCAAACCCTAGGCTTAGTTGTTCGGCTGTCAACGTGAATAAATGAGCGAGCAACACCGATGCCCTGAAAGCCTAACTTAACCGCATTGCTGACAATTAAAAACCTTTGGTGCGCGTCTGTCGTTGCGATATCTGCCGCGATCCCTTGCGCGTGAGTTCCCGGTTTAGCCTTTGCCGCTTCGATTGGGTGATCTGGCGACCTGTAACCGCTTGTGATCGTAAAGCTAAAGCCGCACTCATCTCTTAACGCGTCGAGCATTAACAGAAACTCTGGCTCCATCTCATTTTCTCCAGTGACACTGCAATCGAACTCGGAGATGCTGAAATGCTTTAACGGGGTTGAAAAATCAGGCGAAGGGGTTTCCGCTTTACCTTTGGGCATGACAAAAGACCTTATTTTTTAGGCCGTTATATCATAACTTGATGAATACACAAAAAAAAGCCCCATTTAAGGGGCTAGAAGGTTTAGAAGGTTAAGGGGTCAAGCTACAGGAAGAACGACCCCACAAGGATCGAGAGAGCGCCTAAAGAGGCTAAAACTCTGTAGAGATTGTCTTTTTGGTGCTGTCTAACTGCCGCGCTTTTTCTTCTGCTCTTTTTCATGCTGCCACCTTCTGCCGAGCTTTAAACTGCCGGTAAAAGTTAAAGTCGCCTTTAGTCAACAAGCTGTTGATCAAAGTATCGCGTCGGAAAGTGCCCTCAATTCTCGCCTCGTCGCCATCTTCAAAAAGGTTGTCAATGTGAGCGGCTGCCATTTCTCGTAGCTCGCCATAGTTGACAGAGACAAACACAAACTTGACTTGTGGCCCGTCGTTTGTGTTGGAGTACTCATAAATATCTTCCATGCCGTTAAAGTGGCCCATCTGGAAAGACTTAGCAAAAGACTGAATCTTCTCGATGGTTGCAGGGCAGAGAACCCGGTCGCCCTGAATAGCATCAATGTGAACGTCCACACTGTCGCCGCCTGAGAATGATTTGCCGCGAACGCTGCATTTGATGCCGTGCTTTTTTAGTTCCGCTTTGATTGCCTTTCCTACTTGTGCGTGATCTGTTGCCATTGTTTTGCTCCGTTCTGTTAGTTGATGAACCTATAATGCCTGACCCTGTTTAACTTGTCAAGCATTATTTTGACAAATATTTAAATTATTTTACCGGGTGTAAAGACTGAGGGCGGCGATTGACGCCTTCAGGGCGTCGGCGTCTAACATGTTGTTTAGATACCTTTCCGTATCTTGCCGGGTTTCGTCTTCTTCTTGTGCGTCGCATAGATCCTCCGACACCTCATCAAGAAGCTGTACCGCTGCCGCTAGCTTGGCTATTGTCTCAGGGTCGCTTATGTAGTAGCCGCGATGAGCTTGGATATTCACCACGCTTGCGAAGTGTTCGAGGTCTTCGGCTATCTTTGTAAATTCTGACATTTTATTTTCTCCGTTTTAATGATTAAGCTGCTTTGATTTCGTAGGTTTTAACTTTTGCTGCATCACGTTCTATATCGCGCTCCCAGTCCCAGATTGCGATTGGCTTAGGCTCTGCGCCCCACTCCGGAAGATTCAGCTCGACCTTAATAACCTTGCCGACCCTTCGTTCAACGTAACCAGATGCTCGCATACCGTCGTGATCGTAAGGGCCAGTCTTTACCCAGCCCCCCTTTAGAACCTTTTGCCACTGAAGGAAACCTTTTAAC